CGTCAGGAGTAGGCTGCAAAGAGCGCTGGACCGGCTACAGGCCGCTTTGGACTACGGAGAGGATGAACGGGGTAGTGGCGGAACAGACGGAGACTGAAACATGAAACGATTGAAAGTTCTCAATGGTTACACCGCGCATCACAGATTCTTGCAAGAGTGCGGCGAAGAAACATTCTGGCTTGCACGGAAGCATTGCCCGGCCAAGACGCCTTACAGTTCAGGTCCATCCGTGGCCGTGGTGAAGTGGCAAGATAAAATGGTCTGGTGTGGCGAGGTAGGCCAGCGGCGGTTTGAAGTCTGGGAAATTCCAAAGGAACTGATAAGAGCCAAAGAGGACGAAGCCAATCAAGAGCAACTGGCCTCGCAGTTGTGATTGACTTGTGGCCGTCAGTGTGACAAATTTGACTAATGAAGTTAACGCCTGAAGAATTGCTTGAACGGAAAAGAGCAAGGAATCGAGCCTACATGAAGCGTTGGCGTTTAGAGCATCCAGACGAGGCGAAAGAGCGCAACAAGAAATATCGCGAAGCAAATCCAGAGAAAGTGTCGGCTGGAAAGAAACGGTGCTACGAGCGTAGAAAAGCTCACTACTTGATGAAGTCGAATCAATGGAAGGAATCTAACAGGGAATTTCACGACGCGTATCACCGTAATTATCGGCAGACGGAATGGCAGAGATTTGCAGATGCTCAAAAACGTTATCGTCAGCGTCACCCAGAAAAGGATGGTATAGAACAGAGAAGGATTAGACGCTATAGGCGACGAGCACTGATGGCAAAAGTTGATTGGGAAAACTTCACTCGTGAAGAAATCTTCGTTCGCGACGGCGGCATTTGCTGGTTGTGCGGTCTGAAGGTTGACGAGGATGACTGGCACCTTGACCACAAGATTCCGATAGTCAAAGGTGGTCCTCACACGCGTAGCAACGTCGCAGTTTCACATCCAACCTGTAACCACAGAAAATATGCAAAAATCCTATGAAAGACCGAAGCGTAAAAGTCGCTAACAAACAACTCGCCCCGCTGATAAAGTTCGCGCACAACAATCGCGGGACTAAAAATAAGCTCGTGAAAATTCTGAGCCGCCGCTGTGGGCGACAAATCCACAGGGAAAATCTAGACCGTTGGCTGCACATTGACCCGGCCAAGCGGACGCAGCCTTTGTTCGGCGTCGGCCTGCTGCTGGTGGAGATCGGCGATGAATACATGAGGGAACACAATGGACATCACACTGCCAAAACGTAGGTTCAAGAGCGAAAAAACGCGGCTGGCACAGGTCGCAAACGGCAAGCGGTCTGGCAACTCAAACAAGCCGAAGTCAAATCATCCTTGGCGGCAGAACTGGAACGTGCTTATTCATTCAAATGGACGAAAAACTACTTGCTAAAATCTGCGCAATCGAGGGGCAAATCAGTTCTGCTGAAATCCAGTTTCTGCATGAATTGGCCCAGCGTGTTCCGGCTGGTGGAGTGGCGGTGGAGGTCGGCAGCTTCCGCGGTAGAAGCGCTGCTTCGATAGCATCGGGTCTGCCTGAAGGATGTCATCTTGTCTGCATAGACCCGTGGACTCTGAAAAAGGAAGTTGGACGGAAATACGCGACGGCAGAAACGATACTCGAATTTCAGAAAAACACTTTGCCTTGGCGTGCTGTCATCACTCAGATCGTTGGCTATCCAGATCAGGTATCGGCTTGGTTCAATCGCAAGGTGGACTTCTTTTTCTCGGATAGTCTGAAGCGTGATGTTGGAGTCAATATGGTCTGGGACTCTTGGCTCAAGCATTGCAAGTCAGGAACAACCATCGTGACTCATGACTATCAGCCGGAGCCGAACCGGGATTGGCACTACCCGGCTGTAATTGAACTGGTCGAGAAAAAGCTGAAGCCAATCACTGAGAGGCACAAGACCGTAATGCTGACGTGGAGTGGCGTCCTCAAATGAACTACATCCTGCGGCCGTACCAAGCTGAGGCTGCCAAGGCTGGCATAGACTGTCTGTTGAATAGCGAGGACAATGGTTTGATCGTGTGTCCTACAGGTGGAGGCAAAGCGTTAATCATTGCAGCCATCGTCGAGGGACTGGACGGGCCGTGCATCGTGTTCCAGCCCAGCAGAGAGATTCTGCAACAGAACGCAGAGAAGCTGGTTTCGTTTGGTCGTAATCCGTCCATCTTTTCGGCTTCAATGGGGAGAAAGCGGATCGGGGCAATCACGCTGGCGACGATTGGCAGTGTGGTGCGAAAGCCGGAACTGTTTCAGCAGTTCAAATACATCGTGATTGATGAATGTTTCGCACCTGGAACTTTGGTTGATGGAAGGCCGATTGAAACAATTGAGCCGGGACAATACGTGACCGCATTCGATCATTCAGAAGGACGCATTGTATTGTCGAAAGTGGAGGCGGTGATTAAAAAACCGGCGCCAGTCGAATTATGTTGCGTTCGAGTATTCGGTGAGTCTATAGTAAGCACACTCAATCATCAATATTACGTGTGTGGCCGTGGCTACATCGAAGCGCAGCACTTAAAATATGGAGACTCAATCATCAGGTCCAAAATTGCATGGCAACAGGACGGCGCCATTTCCGCTCCCGGAACCTCCTTGCACACATTGCGGAATGGCCGTGCAGTTGTTGAATGCTACCCAGTATCATCGGTGGAAAAGGAAGGGCAGGGTGTATCACAAGGCGTGTGGAGGAATGCACAACGGAATCTTATCGTCGGAGCGAATGCTGAAGAAAAATCCAATGAGGAAGCGCGCTGCACGAGAGAAGATGGCCAAAACTTTGAGACGGATTGGCCACAAGCCGAAAGTGAGAGGAGGGAATGGAAAACCTATGCCATTGCCACAAAAAATGCTTTTGGAGGCTCTATGCAAGGAACGTGCGGATTGGTATCCGGAGTTAGCCATACCAACACTGATCCCAAAGAGGAGAGGGTGCGGCTATCCGACGTGTTACAAAATAGACATAGGAAATCCAGCGGAGAAAATTGCTGTGGAAATAGATGGCACTGGCCATTTCGGAAAACGCAAAGAGGTGGATTTGAAAAAGGAGAATCATTTGAAATCGCGCGGGTGGAGGGTGTTGAGATTCTCGAACAAGGCAGTCTTGGCAAATACGGCGGCTGTGAAAGATGCGATTATGTCTATGACTTGCAAGTAGCTCGGCATAGCAATTACTTCGCGGCGGGAGTGTTGGTGCATAATTGTCATCTTTCGCTCAACCCAAAGAACGAAGATGGAATGTTCATGCGCTTTTTGGAGAAGCTTCCTAACGTCAAAATATGCGGGACAACTGCAACACCTTACAGATTGTGCGTTGACGGCTACGGCGGTAGCATTTTGAAATTCCTGACACGCACCCGGCCGCGAATCTTCAAGAAGGTGGTTCATGTCACGCAGAACGGTGATCTGTTCCGTGACGGCTACTTGGCCAAGCTTGAGTACAAGCAGGTAAAAAGCGGATTCAGGTCAGATCGGCTGAGGCTCAATTCAACCGGAGCGGACTATACTGACGAGTCTGTGAAGCAGCACTTCCGCGAACTAAACTTCTCAGATCAAATCGTTCGTTGTGTCAACCGTGTCGCTGAGTTGAATCGTGGGCCCGTGCTGGTGTTCACACGGTTTGTCGAGGAAGCGAACTATGTTGCCAGCCGGATCCCGCGTGCTGAAGTCGTGACGGCTGAAACCAAGTCAACCTCGCGAGAATCAATCATCCGTGCGTTCAAGCGGGGCGCCGTGCCCGCGGTGTGCAACGTGGGCGTGTTACAGGTAGGGTTTGACTACCCGGAGCTTGCTAATGTCATCCTGGCGCGGCCTACGCGGTCGCTGGCTTTGTTCTATCAAATGGTCGGGAGAGCCGTCAGGCCCCATCCGTCCAAGGAATCGGCCTACGTGATTGACATGGTTGGCTTGGTCAACCAGTTCGGCAAGGTGGAGGACCTGCGGCTGGTGTGCGGGCCGCACGACACTTGGTTCGTGGAGTCCAACGGAAAACAACTGACGAACAAATATCTGGAGGGCCAGTCAGGACGGCAGTATGGTGCGCGGGCCGGTGTAGGCCAGACCGAGGCTTTGCCGGTGAATGGCTGAAATGGCCAATGATTTTGATTACAAACTGAGGCTGGATTTCCAGACGAATTTAGTTGCGCGGCAGGCTATGTGTGATAAATTTATCCTGTAATGAGAACAGAACAGATTAAAACTATGAATACCATGAACTTAGCGATTGACTGGCGAGCAGTCAAAATTCACTTCGGCAAAAAGGCTGGAACCCCGCTCGGAAGCCTGACCGCCCGTGATCTCAAGTGGTGGTCGGAAAACTGGACCCCGAATGAGAAATTCTGCCGGTCCAAACTGACCGAGGAAAAGGTCATCCCCGGCTACCACGTCGAGGCCCAGCCTGAGTCCCAAGGATGGGAAGACGAATCTGGCGATTGGATTGACGGCGACGATGCTGTCGAGGCGCATGATGTGCCGGAAAGAAAAGTGACTGTGCGCGTTCCCGACCCGGCCAACTGCCCGGATTGCGCGCTGCTGCTGGCTCTCAAGGCCGCGATGGCTGAACCGAAGGCCGAACCACTTGCGCCGTTGCCGGAGACTTTGAATTGTGAGTTCAAAGTTGGCGAGAAAGTCCGCCGCGCTGTGCGCGTGGAAAAAGTCTCGTCTTGGACTTCGGAATTCAACCGTAAAAAGGTGACTCAGTACGGCGCCTATTTTCGGAATTGTGACGTGCTTCTCTACTGGAAATCATCTTCCATGCCTGATGAGATTCGGGAAGGCGCTGAATTTGAGATCGAGGGAACTGTAAAAGACCTTTTTTTCAAAGACCTCGGCACAGGGAATGAGCGAGTCATCGCACTTCAGCGTTGTAAGATCGTTGCTGGCTACCGTCTCACACCAAAGGCATCCATGGTCCTTTTCTGCGACGGCAAATCATCGGCAGATCGAATCGCGGTTTGCGATGCGGATGGCAATCCATTGTTCGCTGGCCATGCTGGAATCGGAAGGCCGTCCAACGGCGACAACACCGATCACGAACTGGCCGCGGCGTTGAAGGCGCTGACGCTGGCGGATGCGGCTCGCATGGCGGCAGGACATGATTGCATTGCCATTGAATTGAGATTCGACGCGAAGTGGATGGAAGGCATGGTCGGGAAGGCGGCTCCGCTCCGCGAGTTCGCAAGGCTGCACGGTCTCAAGGTGACGATGACTCACATCCCCGGCGACTCGAATCCAGCCGATGAGTTCACAGTCAACGGCGGCGAGATTTCAAATCAGATCGAACTCTGAAATGTGTTGCCAACCAAACCGCGATATGAGACTAATTTGAGCATGAGTCAGTTAAGAGTCAAATTCATCGGCTTCACTGAAGGGCAAGCGCCGTTCGGTGGCCAGCCGTTGTTTCAGGTGAAGATCGAGGCCGGGCCGTGGCGGCTGGGGTTGGATGGTGTGCGGACGCTTGCGGAGCTTGAGAGCCGGTCGGTGGCGATACCGGAGCCGGAACTGGCCAAGGTGATGGATGCGCAGCATCGGTTTAACAACGCCGTGTGCGACGACCATGTGACGAGAGCGAACCAGATGGTATTCGCGGAGTAACGGCCAACAGAACAGAGCAGACTATGATTACAAAATCGAAAAAAGTCGGGACAGTCATACATGCCAAGTCTGGAATTACAGTGGACTTCTTTCTCCGGGGGACTGCGTTTTTTGCAGTCGTGCTTGAGAAGGAACTGACCGCACCAGATGCCAGCGTGTTGAGACACAAGATCGAGACGCGTATCGAGCATTGGCTCAAACTTGAATGGCATCCGGTTATCGAGGTCGAAACCGGGGGCGGCTACAGAAGTGACGAGGACACAGTTCAAATGTCGTTCAAGCGTTACTATCTGTCCATTGGCCCAGCCGGGAGCATTGCTACGGTGGATTGGGATGTTGACGAAGCGCACCGGAAGGCCAAGGCAAACTGGAATAGCCGAGATCGTGACGAATGGAAGCGGCTGGTAAAGTGGCCGTTGGAAGCGCCGATAAAAACTGGTTCTGACCAGTGGACGATGGCTTACAGCGAAGAAACGTGGCACGCGTTGGAGGAAATTCAGAATGGAATCAAATCTCTGCGCAAGGCAATCATTGATCTGGTGTCCATCCGGAAGGGTGTCGAGAAGTTGACACAGGGCGGCGGTCGCCTGCTGCTGAAAGGCTGACTGACTGAGCGAACAGACAAGAACAGAACATGAACACTGACTTAATCAAACGCACTACTCTGACTGAAATGTGCAACGCATGGAGAGCAAGCGCAGAGGAAATCAGGACTGCATTTGGCTTGCTGGTCGCAGCCGAAGCAAGGCTGAAGCTGGTATTCAAACCAGACTCTTACCTGTTCGATCTGAGCCGGGAGAGTCGCCAGTATCGAGACTATGAGAATCCCGAGAATCTGCTGAAGGAACTGAAAAAAGACGCATGGCGGGCAATAATTGCCCGGATTGAACTGCGTCGGGTATTGTCAATCGCTCGGAACAACGAACTGGACAAACAACTTGAATCCGGCGATGGGTTGCCTGAGATAGACGAGCTTCAAATCCTCGCCATGCTGGAGGGCAGCGCAAACAACGTGTCTCTTTACATCGAGGAAATGACTCGGGAAGTGTTCGACTGGCTGAGGCCGCACCATCGCGAGCCTTACGTTACCAACACGCGATTCGAGCAGGAACTGGGCAGGCGGGTCATCATTGGCTGGGGTTGCGAGCGTTACAGCGGGCGCACGTTCACTGTGAACCACCATCGGCAGGCAAACTTCAAGGCACTGGACAATGTGTTTCACGCGCTGGACGGTCAAGGCACTATCAAAAGCCACCGCGGAGAACTGATTGATGCCATCTGCGCCAGCCAGAGTGGGCAAGGCGAAACGAAATACTTCCGGTTCAAGTGCTTTCAGAATCATAACGTGCATCTGGAATTTCTTCGCGGTGATTTGCTGGCCAAGCTCAACGCCGTGGCCGGTGGGTTGACTCTGAAACAAGCGAACGGAAAGGTCTGAGTATGAATCTAATCAACGCTTACCGGAAATTGGTCGTTCGCGCGCACCGGACTTTGATGTTCCGCGACGACATCCAGTTCTACTTTTGGGTCGAGGAAAAGCTGCCGAACAGTGAGCCGTCCGTCATGATCGGCAGGCCGCTGGGTTTCGAGAAGATTGACCCGACCATTGCTTCACCGGAAGTGCCGACGTTCACCTTGGACCTCGACACGGCTCAGCAACTTATGGATGAACTGTGGCAGGTTGGCTTGCGGCCGTCTGAAGGGACTGGCAGTGCCGGGTCGCTGGCGGCAACTCAGAAACATCTTGAGGATATGCGGAAGTTGGTCTTTGAGGCTTTGACTGTGGAGGTAAAATGACTGACGCCGAAGCTCGAAAGAGGATGTGTGTAATTATTGAGCAGGCTCTAATTGTCGCGAAGGGCGTTCATCCACAATCTTTCAAGGCATGGTTCGCTGGGTTTATAGCGAACATCGTGGCGCAACTACCGGATGATTACTGGGCGGAATTCATAAAGGTCAAGCCTTGCGGCCGGGTCGGATGCACCTGTCACTTGGATGTTGCGTTTCATGGTGCGCAACTGTTCAAACTTTTGCGGGAAGACTACAAACAATTTGGACCGTCAACCGGGTCAGGGAGTGAATGATATGGCTGTCGCAACCCTAATCTGTAACTGTATCAACTGCGGTCGGCCAATGACCTGCAACCCGGTCAAGGTGCCGAGCATTGTCGTCAAAGGAAACAAAGAGCCGCTGTGTGAGACTTGCTTCAACAAGTGGAATGAGATTCATCGGACCTCGAAAGGTCTGCCGCCAGTCGCGCTCGACCCGGAAGCCTATACGGCCTGCGACGAAAGCGAGCTAGGATGAAATTCGTGCGCTGGATTAACATTTACGTCGGCTACCCTGAAGACAACTTTTTTGCAGGTCGCTTCCTGCATGAGACAAAGCGCCGCGCGCAGAGGGCGCCGCGTAACCAGCAGCACAGGATAGACACTGTGAAGGTTCAATTCACCAGTCCAAAGAAGTCAAAGCGATGAGCCAATCCATTCTCTGGTTTTCTGTGAGTGTGTGGAACGCCTTCAAACGGCTGACTCCAGCACAAATGAAAGAAGCCGTGTTGGAAGCCGACAAGGTTCTTGAGATGAATCCGCCGTTCAGCAACGTCAGTGTAGAAATCCCACACTTCGGTTTGTGCTGTTACGCCAAGTGCGTGGCCATCGCAGGAGTGTTCATCTGTTCGCGCGCCAAGACCGACCATTTGGACTCGCCGATTTTGGCGGCGGCTCGTGATGCTAAAATACTGGCTGACCTGAACCAAATCGAATGACTAACAAGGAAAAGCAATTCGTGTTACAAGATCAGCGTTGCTGGCTTTGCCAGCGCAAGACTATGATTTCACAAATGACCATCGCGCACCTGACGCCGAAATCTCACGGCGGAATAATCGGCGACGATTGGAGCGGAGCAGTGCTAATGCACCCGGACTGCAACTCCGCCATGAAGTGTCTGCACGCTGGAAGTCTCCGTTTCCAGAAATGGATCAAGCGCGTGGTTAAGCACGGCTCGCTTCACCATTTCATCCGTCGAGAAACGTTTGTCCACAACGCGACATGAGCCGGTTCACGATAGCGATTGACGACCAAGGTGACGTAGGCGTGTTTGACCGGCGAACCGGCCAAGTGGCGCCGTTCAGTGACGTGGCTACGGCCTTGAGAGTGGCCAAACGCTGCGAGGACCGGGCTGACTGCTTCGATGTTTACGACACGCACAGTGCTGGCCGTGGTGAGCCGATGGAAATGTTTGACAGAAAGGCCGGCAAAGCGTAAAAGTGGTTCGTTCAATCCGTGACAGGATTGGTCGAATGCAATCGAAATCAAAATTTAGATTCCAGTCAACCTCAGTGGCCGAAAGGTCGCTGCTTCGCGCCTGCGAAGTCCTGTCACGGCTGGTATCGTTCCCGGCGTAGGAAACTACGTCGGGATTTATTTTCCAGTGACAAGCAGAATTGAACCGCGCTGAAAACCGACGTGCTGAGAGATGGCCGTTGCCGAGTAAACGAACACGGTGCGTGTGATTAAAAACCGGCGCACTTAAAGAGCCGCAACGCTTTCTTGCCTGACTATTGCGGCTGCTGTGAATCATGCCTGCGACAAGGCTAGAGGCTTCCGATTGGTTAAGGTGTGCCGAGAGATTCCAAAAGCGCCGAACTCAGTCCCATCCGAGCGACAAGTTCAAGCGATAGCAAATCCTGCGGGGTTTGCTATTGGCAACCGACTCGAACCCTCCAAGCCATCAGTCCAATGGCCTATAAGGGCCTTGACGGTCTGGCCTTTGGTGGGTTACAGGTGTTGTGCGCTCCCGGTGGGGGCGGCACTCTCCCGGTGGGAGAAAACCATGAAAGCGAAACTCACTACTTCTCCGTCTGTTGTTACAAAAGAAACGACTAAAAAACGGAAATCTACTCGCGCTGGCAAACATGGCTGGAAAGAAACCTTCCTTGCTTCACTCGCAAAAACTCCACACGTATCAATGGCCTGTGAAGCAGCGCACATTGGCCGGGTCACGGCCTACCGTCACAAGGAAAAGAACAAGCGGTTTGCAGTGCAATGGGATGAAGCCTTAAAGACTGCTCTCAACACAATGGAAGCGTCGGTGTGGAAGCGCGGAGCATACGGCGTCAAACGGAACGTGTGGATGAAGGATGAGAACGGCAAGCCGGTCAAGGTGGACGAGATAGTCGAGTACGACACGACCGCGGCCATCTTCATGTTGAAGGCGCACGATCCGCAGAAGTATCGGGAGCGGTATGTGGCTGAAGTGGTGGGCAAGGATGAAGGGCCGATAGCGATTGCTTTGGACCCGCTGGTATCGGCTGCGCTGGCCAAGGTGTATGGATGAGCGAATGGGAAGCCTATGCCGTGGCCGCGAAAGAGGCCGGCTGTCCGGCTGACCAGTTCGAGCGGTTCTGCCGGCATGGAATCATTCTCAGTCCGAAGCAACTCCAAGCATCCGCAGCGGCGAGACTCTGCGACAAACCAGACGGGCCAACAGAGATTGGAGTCGGCGGCGCCAAGGGTGGTGCGAAGTCGCATTGGATGATTGTCCAGATGGCTGTTGACGACGCGCAAAGGGTGCCGGGTTACAAAGGATTGTTTCTGCGAAAAGTCGGCAAGGCGGCGCTGGAATCTTTGATTGATCTGAGTCGTAATGCTCTGAGCCGGGTGCCGCATCGTTTGACTGCGCGTGGCATGATTGACCTGCCAAACGGCAGCCGGATTATTGCCGGCCATTTCAATGCCGAGAAGGACATTGATGCTTACCTTGGGTTGGAATACGACTGCATCGGCATCGAAGAGTACACGCTGCTCAGTTCATCGAAACTGAAGTCCATTGCGACCTGCTGCCGTACCAGCAAACCGGGCTGGCGGCCGAGAATCTACAACAGCACGAATCCGGGCGGCATTTCTCACGCGCTCTACAAAACTAAATTCATCGCGCCATTTCGGGCGGGCAAGGAAACTGAAACGCGCTTCATTCCATTTCTGGTTGACGACAATCCGTTCATCAATCCTGACTACAAAAAAACCTTGGACAACTTGGTTGGCTGGCAGAAACGGGCATGGCGCTACGGCGATTGGGACATTGCGGCTGGCCAGTTCTTTACTAACTTCGCGGAGCGTCATCACAAGGTTGACGAGATAGACGAGCGACTGGCGCGCAGTTGGTTCTGCGGCTTCGATTACGGCATGGTCCATTTCACGGTCTGCGTGCTGGGCTTTTGGGACGGAGACGGCAACGCGTGGATTGTGGACAGTCACGCGCAACGGGGTTGGCTGGTGCAACGTCATGCGGAAGCGATTCGGGCGATGCTTGGCCGACACAACCGATTTGAATCTGGCCAACTAGGCAAGGTTCAGGCAGTGCCGTTGACCGTGGCCGACTTGGATTATTTCGTAGCGGGCGGCGACGTTTTCTCGAAGCAATCGAATGGCCGGACCATCGCGGATGAGTACCGCGAGAACGGCATCAAGCTGACGGCTGGCAACACAGATCGGATAAACGGTGCGGCGAACATCCTGCGGCTGCTGGGCGATCCGGAGCATGGCCAGCCGGTGAAGCTGCGGATCCATTCGCGGTGCGTTCGGTTGCTGAACGAGATACCAGCCATGCAACACGACCCCGACCGGCCAGAGGACATACTAAAAACCGACGTTACGGAAGACGGAGATGGGGGAGACGATTCATGCTTTCCTGCTGGGACGATGGTCGCTAACCATAGTGGAGAAACACCAATAGAGGATGTTCGGGAAGGAGACATGGTGATTACGCGAGACGGTCTAAGGCTGGTTGTAGCGGCTGGTCTGACAAACCCATCTGCAAAGACACGGCGACTTAAACTTTCCAATGGCAAGATTCTTGAAGCTACATTGAACCATCCAATTTATGCAAACGGACTATGGAAAAAGCTTGCTGATATTCGTATAGGTGATGAACTTGTGACATGCCGAATCACAAGCACAAAGAAACCGTCACCGCCGTTTTCCAAGGAATTGTTTTTTACCGAAGACCTTATAGCAAGAGGCGGGACCAGCGCGTATATTTCTGGCCGAGTGCGCACAATGCAAAGCGAGGGATTGAATCACTGCACCGAGAAATGTGGAAAGCAACCAACGGACAAATTCCTGAAGGATTCCACGTTCATCACGCCAATGGATACAGTACTGATAACAGGATCGAAAACCTCAGGTGCGTCTCCGCTTCAGAACATGGAAAGCAGCACGCCGAAAGTTTTCAGGAAAGGAAGAACGCTTGGTTCAGGACGGAGGCCGGAAAGCAATTTCTCAGCGAGCACGCCAAGAAAAACTGGGCTAATCACAAACCAATTCAAAAACTGTGTCCAGTCTGCAAGAGAAAATTCTTCGACAAAGACATGGGCAGAAAGGCCATTTTTTGTTCCGACGCTTGCAAAGCAAAAGCACAACGCCGGAGTCCAAGTCAGCAAGAGGAAAGGCAATGTGCATTCTGCCGAAAAGCATTTACCTGCTTCAAACATGACTCGACCAGAACTTGCTCCTTGTCGTGTGCTCAATATCTCCGATGGAAAGAGAAGCCCCGTCTATAATTTGACGATTGCTGGCAGCCATGAATTTTTCGCAAATGGGGTACTGGTTCATAATTGCGATGCACTTCGGTATGCCCTGATGCGCAAGTTCCAGCCGGTGACGATGCAGAAAATGACAGGGTTCTGATGGTCAACGTAGTTCCAAGAAATGACGAGCGAGAGCATCAGCACGATGCTGATTGCTGGTGTCAACCGAGAGTCGAATGGCTGGACGATGATGGCCAAGTCTATCCGAATGGCCCGTTGATTGTTCACAACGCCGAGGACGGTCGTGAGTTCGTGGAGAAAACTATCGGTGAGATGCTGTCGCCAGAAAAGGATTGGGCTATCTTCGCTTGACTACGCTGGCTGGCTTGTGTTTCAGTTCAGTCCATGCCGGTTGACTACACGCATGAGCAGTACGACGATAGACTTCCTGACTGGACACGCTCCCGCGACTTCATAGCCGGCGAAAAGGCTGTAAAAGGAAAACGGCAGAAATACCTCAAGGAATTGATCGGTCAAACGACTGACGAATACGACGGCTACAATGAGCGGGCCAAGTTTCTGAATGCGACCGGCAGGACTCACGAGGGTTTGGTTGGCATGGTCTTTCTCAAAGACCCGGTGTTCACCTTGCCGTCAACCGTCAAGGCATTCGAGCAAGATGCGAATCTGGCCGGCGATGGTTTGTATGCTTACACGCGGAAGGTCGTAAACGAGGTATTGGCGGTCGGCCGCGGTGGTACGTTGGTTGATTGGGATGAAGTCAGCAAACGCGCCTATTTCGCCTATTACGAAGCGGAGTGCATACGCAACTGGCGCTATGAGATGGTGCGAGGAAAGAAGCTGCTCACGATGGTTGTTCTGTCGGAAAAGAATGTCGAACACGACGATACGGTTCTGACGACTGGCGCAAAGTCAGACGATGATGCAGACCCTTATGAGCCAACCGAGACAGATCGTATCCGTGTGCTCAGGCTGTTGGTCAAAGATGACTCTGCGAGAGTGATCGTCGAAATGTGGGAACGTGCGGAAAATGCCGGGGACAAAAAAGGTGGTTCTGAGAAGTGGCTCTTGATCGAAACCAAAGACCTGACTCGCGCAGGCAAGCCACTGGAGGAAATACCGTTCGTCTTTCACAATCCAGACCTCGACTCCTGTGAAGTAGCCAAGCCGCCGCTTGAGGATTTGATTTCACTCAATCTGTTTCACTTTCGGTTGTCGGCTGACCATGCGCACGGACTGCATTTCGTGGCGCTGCCAACACCTTGGGTTGCCGGCTTTGACAACAAGACGGAATTGCGAATTGGCTCCAGCGTGGCTTGGGTGACTGAGAACGAAAACGCGAGCGCTGGTTTTCTGGAGTTCAGCGGCGCAGGACTTGGCGCGATCAAAGAAGAACTTGCCGCAACGGAAAACTCAATGGCTGTGCTTGGGGCGAGATTGCTTGAGACGCAGAAGCGAATGGCAGAAACGGCTGAAGCAATGAGCATCCGGCAGTCCGGCGAGAGTGCGGTTCTGACCAGAATATCGGCGGCAATTTCAACGACGCTGCGTGAGGCGCTGAAGTGGGCCCATTGGTGGAGTAGTCTTGGCCTTGCAGATCGGAACTCAATCACGGACAAGCAACTGGCCTTTGAATTGAACAGCGACTTCACGGCTATCAAGATGACTGGGCCGGACTTGGTCAGCTTCGTGAGTGCGTGGATTCAGGGGGGTATTTCATTCGATACGCTGTTCTGGAATCTGAAAAAGGGTGAACTGATACCGCCAGATCGGACGATGGAACAGGAGCGGGAATTGATCGAAGCGGAGCCGCCACCAAGTATGGACCTTGACGACCATGACGAGGAAGACGAGAAGGACGACCAATCGGGAAGCTGACCGTGAACGCAGGGCACAAGCATAGTTCGCGATGGACGTTTGGTGATTCTCTCTGGCACAAGGTAACAGGGGACAAGGGGCTTGTGGTAGGTGTCGAGTTGCGACCGCAATCATCTGCGGCTTACTTCATTATTTTCAGCGACAGCCGGATGGAAGATTCTTGCAACGAGTTTGAACTGACTGACCAGCCTGTTATCGAAGGTGTGACAACGCCGTGATAGGAAAATAGTTGACGGCATTCGGATGGTCTGGTTTACTGAGTCTGTTAATGCGATTCATCCCGCATGAAGCAGTCAAAACAAATTTGCACCCGATGCCAGATGGCTGAGGTTTCCCAAACCGATGCGGATGAACTTCTGACAAAGGGTGCTTGTACCGCAAGGCATGGCCGGGTGAGATAATCCGAGTCAGGCTTAGGCGGGGTAAGGTTCGGTCCTATGACGAAAACAAAATCATCCAATCGGCTTACTGCCATCGGCGGTGAGAGTCCCACAAACGGCGCACAGAACGGTATTGAAATGCAGATGCCATACCGCTGCGAAGTCACCATCGAAGGCGTTGCTCCAATTCTGTTCCATCGGTGGAACTGTGAGAGCGTGGAGTCAAAGTCCAAAGCCAAGAAAGGCAGCGCAGAAAAGAAAAGCGACGACACTGAGAGCTACGTGTATCGCAATGACAAAGGGCAAATCTGCATCCCCGGAGAATACCTTCGAGGGGCAATCATCGCTGCCGCAAAGTTCCAGCAAGACCCGCGCAGTCCGCGCAAATCTGCGGCTGACTTGTTCAAGGCCACAGTGGTTTCGTTGACTGAGCTTGCATCGCTCGGGGTGAAAGATTGGGACTACATGGACAAGCGGCGGGTCTGCATCCAAAGAAACGCAATCACTCGCTGTCGCCCGGCGATGAAAGAAGGATGGAAAGCGACATTCATTCTGCTGATTAACTTGCCGGAGTACGTCGAGCCTTCATTGCTTAACACAACCATTCAGGCGGCTGGAAAACTTATCGGGCTTGCGGATTTCCGGCCTTCGTTCGGACGGTTTAACGTCACGAAGTTTGAAGTTTTGGAGGATTGATTTGGGCTGGCTTCTCTTGGGTTTGTTGGGGTCGGCTTCGGATAGGCGCGGATGTGCCAGCTATGGTGATGTTTGGTTCGGGACTCGAAAGAGTCCGGTATGGTCGTCAAGGGAAAGGCGAGCAACGGCATGGTGCAGCCCGGTGGGTTCGGGCGCGGTCCTGAAAGGATAGCCAAGCATGGGTGGAGTTAGGAATGCTCAAGTCAGGTATGGTTCGGGACTCTTGTTAGAGTCCGGCATGGAACGGTCGGGCGTGTTGGTGTGTGCTTAGGCTGGGTCGGATTCGGAAAGGTACGGTTCGGGCCGAAAGGCCGGTGTGGTTATGGTACGGTCTGCAAAGCTGAGTTACGGTATGGTGCGCTGAGGCCGGGTATGGTCTGGAGCGTTAGGCTTCGGTATGGACAAACGCTCGCCGCTGGCGTAGAACAGCGGCACCGTTTTTATGGGTTTGAACGACTCCATATCTGATAGAATTATTTCTAGGTCAATTCGGCTACAAAGGTTGACGGCTTCCGAGCGGCGCGAGATACTTTGGCTGCATCACGAGCTAGAGGTTGAACTGACCAGGTTGGTCATCAAAATTGACCCGAGCGGAGCGTCGGCGCCGTCCTACAAAATCATCCGTCAAAACAAGCTCCTTGAGATTTCGCGTGAGGAAATAAAGGCCGGCTACCGCGAGATACGGGACACGCAACAGGCTGGACTGGTGCAACTGGCCGAAGCCGAAGCGGAGTGGTTCATCAAAACGACGAACACTGAGGTTGGATTCAACATCCTGACCAAAGAACTTTCATCGCAGCAATTGCGTGCCATTGCCGGTGACACGCTGATTCAGGGCGCTCCGTCAAAAGAATGGTGGGGCCGGCAGGCCGGTGGTTTGCAGGAGAAGTTTTCGGACAAGGTACGGCTGGGGATGCTGCAAGGGAACACGACTGACGAGATCGTGCGGAGCGTCAGGGGCACGAAGGCGGCTGGGTTTGCGGACGGCATCATGGAGGGCAGCCGAAGGCAGATTGAGGCCACGGTACGGACTTCAGTGCAGGCCGTGGCCAACGAAGCGCGGATAAAATTGATCGAAGAAAATTCTGACGTGTACAGTCGCGTGAAATTTTTGGCCACACTCGACGACCGTACCAGCCAGAAATGTATTGCGCTGAACGGCTTGGTCTGGAAGTTGCCGGACTACGAGCCAGATGGTCACAACATCAAATGGCCGGGACATCCGCCCGTGCATTGGAATTGCCGTTCGACAACTGTCGGCGTTACCAAGTCGTTTGCAGAACTGGCGAAGCCGGGTGCATTGCGGACTGAGGCCGGTGGCCGGTCCAATGCACAGGCCATATTTGAGCGCAACCTTCGCGAGTCTGGCATGTCAGAGGAAAAGATTGCCAAGGCGGTGTTCAACGCAAAGGCTTCGATGGATGGTCAGGTGCCTGCTGAGTTTTCGTTCGCCGATTGGCTGAAAGGCAAGGACAAGGCGTTTCAGGATGACTTGCTTGGTGTCGGCAAGGCTGACCTGTGGAGGGAAGGCAAAATAACTCTGGGGCAGCTTATCAATCAGGACGCTAGGCCGCTGACGCTGGCCGAACTGAAGGCGAAATATGGTTGACGTCGGGCCGGTGGGCTGACAAGATTGTCGCATGAGCAGAAAGAACAGATCATGACCAACTTCCTCGACGGCCCGGCCAAGGGTCAACACCTGATGCTGAAGCGTGCGCCCCGGTTTCTGCGCGTGACGGAGTCTGCTGGGAAGTTCGATGCACTCGATCAGCTTGAGGACTACCCGAAGGTGACAGAACGGCTTTTCGCTTACGAGATTGTCGGGATGCCGGGTTCGTGTCACATTAACCGCAGCGGTGGGCGTGGCGGAT